TCTGGAACCTGCAGACCGAACTCATACACGAGTCTCTTTACAAAGGGAAGGAGTACAAGCACAAGTGTCTGACGTATCGTAAGGGGGAGATTGAACTGCCATCAGGCATGAAACTGTTGTATCCTTACCTACAAATCAGGCGCCATACAGACGAGAAAACAAAAAAAGAGCAGGTCGAGTGGACTTACGGCGAAAATCGTACTAAGATATACGCAGGCAAGATAACCAACAATGTCACGCAGGGCGTAGCGAGATGCGTAATGACAGATGGTATGGTGCGTACTGCAAAGAGATACTTTGTGGCGGGAACAGTGCATGACGAGCAGATCGTTGTGGTTCCTGATGCAGAGGTGCAAGAAGCTAAGACTTGGGTCTTGGCTCAAATGACTATGGAGCCGCCTTATATGCCGGGCATTCCATTGGACGCTGACGGTGGCGCGCACCGTAGATATGGGTTAGCAAAAAACTAGGAGAAGCAATATTGAAGTTACCAACAAAAATAAGAGTAGGTAGGCGGTGGTACTCAGTCGAGGTAGTAGAAGCTATGCTAGACAAGTCTGTCATAGGGCGTGTTCATTACGATGACCGCCGTATTCAACTAGGTCGAACGAGTAACATCACGGGCAGGCAGTTCAAGCCCGAAGAGATCACCGACACGTTTTGGCACGAGGTAGTACACACAATTCTTAAAGACATGGGCGAGCATCGCCTTAACTCCAACGAAGCGTTTGTCACTAAGTTTGCCAACCGATTAACTGAAGCCATCAACACAGCGAAGTTCGAATGAAAAAACCAGCATGGTCACACAGCAGCCTCAAAGATTTTGAAGGTTGTCAGCGCCGATACCACGAAGTTAAAGTCTTGAAGAAGTACCCCTTCCAAGAGACCGATGCAACCAAGTACGGCAATCAGGTGCATAAGGCTATCGAAGACTACATCAGGGACAAGAAACCAATCCCTGCTGAGTATGCGCAGTTCCAGCCTGTAGTGGACGCCATGCTGAATAAACCCGGACGAGCGCTCGCTGAGTATGAGATGGCATTGACTGTGGACTTAAAGCCTACGGGCTGGAAGTCCCCTGACGTTTGGGTTCGAGGCATTGCCGACATCCTGATCGTTGACGATGAGAACCTTACGGCGTGGGTGGGAGATTGGAAGACTGGCAACAACAAGTACCCAGATCGGGATCAACTTGTATTGATGTCACTCATGGTCTTCGAACACTTCCCTCACATCCGCAAGGTCAACTCAGCGTTGCTGTTCATTGTCAAAGATGATATGGTCAAGATGCAGATGCAACGCGACCAAGCCGAGCAGTTTTGGTGGAAGTATCGTGAGCGCACTGCGCGTCTTGAAGCTAGCTTTGAGAACGATGTATGGAATCCAAATAAAACCCCACTATGCGGATGGTGTCAGGTCACCGGATGCGAGTTCAATCCTAAGCACTAGGAGGAAGCAATGACACAGACTAGCGGCAAGCGTGACTACAAACACGCATACAAACTACAAAAGAAAACAGGCGAGACAGCCGATCAAGTTGAAAGGCAACGTGCCCGCAGAGCCTACGACAAGAAAGGTATTGACCGCGCAGGTAAAGACATTGACCACATCAAACCTTTACGCGCTGGTGGTAAATCAACTGCTGGCAATACACGACTCCGTAACAAGAGCGCAAACCAAAGCGACAACGGAAAATAAAAGCTTGGAGAAGCAATGGAAATTATCGAAGACAAAGCAATAGTCTTACGCACAAGGAACCCGCACAAATATAAAGTCATACCAAAACACAAGATCGTCGAGCGCATGGATGGTGGCTACGACGTGGCAGTGTATTGGGGGCTTGATGAAGCGCGGGTGCTGCGTAACCTAGGTGTTAAAAACGTACCATCGCCTATCACTAGGCGCTACGACTGGCCGGGTCGCTACAAACCTATGGCTCACCAGATCGAGACAGCATCATTCCTTACGCTGTATCGCAGAGCATTCGTGTTCTCCGAACCTGGCACAGGCAAAACGCTATCCGCACTATGGGCGGCTGACTACTTGATGCGCTTGAAGAAAGTGCGCAGGGTTCTCATACTATGCCCCCTGTCCATCATGCACAGTGCGTGGATGGGAGACATCAACAACAGCATCATCCACCGCTCGGCAGTTATCGCGCACCATCCGCAAGCTAGTCGCCGTATCGAGATGATTCAGCACGACTACGAGATAGTGATTACAAACTACGAAGGCTTGAACCTGATAGCTAACGAGGTATGTAACGATGGGCGGTTCGATCTTGTGATTGTGGACGAAGCCAACGCATACAAAACACCATCAACCAAACGCTGGAAGGCACTCAACTCTATCCTCACACCCAGCACGTACCTGTGGATGATGACGGGCACACCTGCCTCGCAGTCGCCTGTGGATGCCTATGGTTTGGCTAGGTTGGTTAACCCTGATGGCGTGCCTCGCTTCTTAACAGCATGGCGAGATCAGGTGATGAACAAGATCACAACATTCAAGTGGGCTCCCAAAGCTGACGCCAAAGATAAGGTGTTTGAAGCGCTACAGCCAGCAATACGCTTCACAAAAGAAGCGTGTTTAGATTTACCGCCCGTGGTTACCATGACACGTGAAGTCAAGTTAACGCCCCAACAAGCCAAGTACTACAACCTACTCAAAGAACGTATGCTTGTGCAAGCGGCAGGGGAGACCATCACAGCGGTCAATGCCGCGGCTGGTGTATCCAAACTATTGCAGATCAGTTGTGGCGCGGCTTACACAGACGACAGAGAAGTTGTGGAGTTCGATTCTGCGCCTAGGCTTGCGGTACTGGAGGAGATACTAGAAGAGACCGACCGCAAGGTCATCATCTTTGCTTTGTTCCGAAGCACCATCGACACGATCAGCACATACCTCACCAAGAAGGGGGTTGTCAATGAGTGCATCCACGGAGACGTGACGCCAAGCAAGCGTGGTCAAATCATCCACCGCTTTCAAACAGAAGCCGAACCTAGGATATTGGTGATGCAACCGCAAGCAACAGCGCACGGCATTACCTTGACAGCCGCTGATACAGTGGTGTTCTATGGGCCGTTGATGTCTGTTGAACAATACATTCAATGCTGTGCCCGTGCAGATCGCAAGGGGCAGACTTCCGACAAAGTTACTGTGATTCATATTCAAGGTAGCCCAATCGAGCAACGAATGTTTAAAGCTCTGGAAGGGAAAGTTAGTGATAACTCACTACTAACCCAGATGTTCGACACTGAAATTAAATCTTGAAAGGGGGTTGCAAGCGCTTAGAATTCATGTAAACTGTCCAACCTTAGACAAATAATCACACAGGAGAAGTAATGGAAGAAGAAACGATACCGTTAGATAAGCTGGTAAAAATTTACCGCAAGCTTCGCACGCGCATGACCGCGCTGACCCAAGAGTACGACACACAAGCTGAAGTACTCAAGGCGCAACAGGAAGAGGTCAAGAACGCGATCAAGGAACAGATGAAGGCGATGGGCGTCACATCAGTTCGCACTACCGAGGGCACGGCAGTTATGTCCGTGAAGACTCGCTACTACACACAAGACTGGGATGAGTTTAAGAAGTTCGTACTTCAGCACGAAGCCGTCGAGCTTTTGGAGAAGCGCATTGCGCAATCCAACATGTCACAGTTCTTGGAAGAAAACCCCGGGGTCGTACCGCCCGGCTTGAATTCAACATCTGAGTTCGATATCTCTGTACGCAAACCAACTTAATGGAAATCAAATGAGCAATATTGCAATGTTCAACCCCTCAAACGTCCCTGCATTTGCTAAGAATGCAGTCCTGTCAGCAACCACGTTAGCCTTGGCTGGCGGTGCAAGTTCCGGTGGAGGCATGAAGCGCGTCTCTATCAAGGGCGGTGTGTTCAGATTGCTGTCTAACGGCAAAGAGATCGCATCGATTGATGAGCGCCACCTAGATGTGATCGTGGTTAAGGCTGCCCCCAAGGTCAGCCGTATTTTCTACGCTGGTAGCTACGACAAAGACGCGGCTGCAGCCGCCCCTGACTGCACATCTGCTGATGGCGAGAAGCCTGACGCAAACGTGAAGAACAAGCAGGCATCAAACTGTTCTGCATGCCCACAGAACATCGCTGGGTCTGGTAATGGTCAAAGCCGTGCATGCCGTTACCAACAGCGCTTGGCTGTTGTGTTGGCTAACAATCCTGAAGGTGACGTGTTACAAGTTACTTTGCCTGCGACATCTATCTTCGGCAAGGAAGACGGCGAGAAGCGCCCACTGCAAGCATACGCTCGCTACATGGCCGCGCAGACACCGCCTGTTAACTTGGACGCCATCGTCACGCGCATGAAGTTTGATACACAAGCTGAGTCTCCAAAGATTGTGTTTGCCCCTGTGCGTTGGTTGACTGACGCTGAGTACGAGACTGCGCAGAACCAAGCCAACTCTAAGGATGCAGAGAAGGCCGTAGCTGTTACCCCTGCCTTTGCTGATGGCGTTGTCTCGCCTGCACCTCTTGCCATACCCGGAAAGGCACCGAGTTCTGTGACTCTTGGCGATCTGTTTGACGAAGACGACACCGCGGCGATTGCCGTTGAGCGAGCCAAGGTTGCCAAGTCCAAAGCCAAAGCCAAGGCTACTGAGGTGGCGGCCGAAGAAGAGCCCGAAGTGCGTAAAGCCTCGCCCAAGGTTGAATCCGTTCCAGCTAAGAAGGGCAAGCTGGCCGACATCGTTGCTGATTGGGACGATGAGTAATTAAAGGTTTCGCTAGGCCGCAGTCGGCGGTCGCATTGCGTGTGCCGGAGTCCTTAAAGCTTCGTTAGTCATACACACATGCCCACGACTGCGTTTCCCGTTCTGCGTGTCCTAGCGCCTTAACAAAACCACTATGGCCTATTCACAAAAAGTAATTGACGCAGTCATGGCTGCAAAGAAAACGCCGGGCAATCAGCTTGGACGTTGGGCGATCTATTTGGATTTCCCTGTGACAAAGATTGCTTATGCGCTCGGGGTCACACGCCAAACTGTGTACAACTGGTTCGAAGGTAAGGATGTTTTTGTCGCGTATCAAAACCGCGTTGAACTCCTTTTAGAAATAATGAAGTCCTCAAAGGACGCAGAACAAGCATGGAGAAGAATATGCAAGGAATACAACCTAGAACCCTGACCAACAGGGAGTTCATTAACTTTTGCGCTGATGCAATGGTTGATCTTCACGGTATGCCCAAAGACTGGCAGAAAGAATTGTTACGCCGATTTATAGCACTTGCCCCTTTAGACGAACACCCGTTCATCGACCCGAAACAACAAAACCTTTTCTGATTAAGGCGGACAAACATGGAACCGCTTGAGTTTGTAGCGGCTGTTTTGCCACCGCCCGGAAACGGGCGTTATTGCGTGGTGGAACTTTCAAGAAAAAAAGAACACGTTTATGTTCACACACTGGAGGAAGCACAGCCTTTCATCGACAGATGGAAGCAATCGGGTGAAGACATTTACTTTGGGTTAGGTACATTCGGGGACGAGAACAAGCGGACTGCTGAGAATGTGCAGATGGT